ACCAAAGTCACGCCAATGAACGTAATCCACCGGGGCGCATTCGTACTCTATGCGCTCCATCTGCGGCGGTGCGCCCTCGCCCTGCTCAATGTCGCCGGTAACCGATACGCCGTCATCCTCAATGCCGATAGGGGCGGTGTGCGGTTCGTAACGTACCCATGCCGTGCCGCGTCCACCGAGGAACCGATCCTCTACGCAGTAAGACATAGTTGAGCGGTAATCGGGGTAATGCTCAATTTCAAAGTCAATGGCGCGTTCTAGCAGTTGTCCTGCCACGCGGCCAACGGGGTCGTTGTCACCAAAGCGGCGGCCAATGTCAGCTTTGGGGAGTTTGGCGTAGACGGCAGGGCGTAGCGTCTGCACGTTTGACCAGAGGATATTGAATTTGGCCGATTCGGTCAGCGTCTGCCCACGGGTATCGTCGCGGTAACGCTTGATGATCTTCTTGGTACGCGCCTGCCATTTGGCAAATTCGTTGTCGTACTGCCCAATGATGCGGAGGTACTTGTTGAGTTCCGGCTGTACCAATACGTCCATCAGGCTTTCCTCTCGTTACGACTCATACGTAATCGCTGAACAAGCCGACAACGCGGCAGTTGGAGTTGCCCGAGCAGAGTGCGGTGATTGCGCCCTTGGTCGCTACCTCCAGCGGGATCACATACACGCCAGCAGCTTGCGTGGCCGGAATCTTTACCAATTCCGTTGCGCCATCGCTAACAATGACCGTTGCTTCGGTGTTGCTGGCAACGTTAACCACTACGCTGTGCAGGTATGCGCCTGCCGTGCCAAACGTGCTGCTGCTCGTAGCGGCTACGGCAACGTAGTTGTACCGAGTGGGACTGTTTACGCTCATATCCTTGCCCTCCGAGAGCCTTGGCGGTCATGAACCGCCCACATATCGTTAAGAGTTACGGTGTTCTCTGGCCCGACGATCAGCGGTTTAGGCTCAAGGGTCGGGGTCTTGTCAGCCTGTTCTGCGTATGATACCGCAAGCATTCGGAAAGCGTCACTAGGGTGCGATGTCCAATCGTGGCGCGGTGACTGACGATAGGCTTTCTTATCTTCGTCGTACTCGCGCTGATACTGACGCAATGCCTCAATGCCCTCGCGGCACTTCTCGCCGTCAAACCACACACGCGGCAGAATCATACGCACAGCCTGTATGCCGCTCTGTACGCCAATGTCGGGGACGACAGCAAGTTTGGCGACATCTAAATGCGTAGCCAGCTGCTCAATAATGCTCTTGCCCGTCTGCAAACTCTTGGCGCGGGCGTCGTGCGGTAAGTAGTGTTTGGCGTAACGGTACGGCTTCTGCGTCACCGTTTCGGCAATATCGTAGATGTCAGCGCCAGAGACAGCGTGGAAGTCTATAACGCGGATTTCCCCGCGCCCAATTTGGTAGAACCAAATGGCGGTGTCGTCCCGATAACCCAAGTCCCACGCGGTATACACAGGGTAATTGGGGTCGTACGGCACTTGGCAGATGCGACCCTGCTGCTCTGCCTCTCGCATTTCTTTGCCGAAAAAAGCACCGAGGATTGCGGCTTCAAACGAAGTCTCGTACTCCTGTAAGTACTGATCCTCGGCCAACTGCGCTCTGGCGGCGGCTAGCTCGGTCGCCGGGAGAATCCCGCTGGATGTGGCGGGCAGGCGCAACAGGAACCACTCGCTAGGGAGACGAGTGGCGGTTTCGTAAATCTCCCAAAACTGGTTCTTGCCCTTGGGCGTACCGCCAAACACAGCCCACCCCTGTTTGTCTGACAAAGCAGGGCGTATGACGTTCCCAAATACGCTCGGCTTAAAGTCACCGTATTCGTCCATGTACACGCCCGAGAAACCTAGGCCGCGCATGGCGTCAGCGTTGTCGGCACCGTAAAGACGTATCTGGCTGCCGTTCATCAGGGTGATGAGCAATTCCTGTTCGTTCTTGCTTTGGATGATTGGCTCTGCGAACTCTAGGAAGTATTGCCATGCCACAGCCTTGCTCTGGGAGCGGTAGGGGGCGATGTAGGCAAACAGCCCCCGATCCCCTTGATAAGTGATGGCGGCTCGGATGATGTCGTTGACAGCTGCGACTGTTTTGCCTGCGCGACGATGGGCGACGAGGCAAGCCCACCGCTGCGTCCGGTTATGGAACGGCATGAACGCCTTGCGAGGGCGATAGGGGATAACTACTCGGGAGCCATCCATGTCACTTCTACCTTGATCTTGTCGCCGTTGTTGCCCGTGTGTTCGTGTCGGGCGAGCTTCGGCACATGGTATTCAATGACATCCATCATGCAGCGCCATGCGGCTTCTGCGCCTTTTGTCTCGTAGATTTCGTCAAGCCAGATGTTAAGGCGATGAGCATTGCCGTCTACTAAACGGGCTATTGCCTCTCTGGCCTCTGCGGTTGCCTTGTTGGGCGATCCTTTAGGTCTTGGCATGGCTTATTTATGCACAAATGAAACAATAATTAAAGAGTTGCCGTTGTTGACGTAGCAAGACGGGCGTATACTGTGGCTATGAACGCAGAAACAGACATTCTGACCCCGTTCGTCAATACCGACGTTAAAATGCCAAAGTCAGTATTAGACGCCCTTACGCTGCATGAGTTCTCATGCCAAGCCAAACAAGTTGCCACGGTATCGCCAGATGCGGTGCGCCAATTCTTGGCGGCACGATACGACGAAAAAATTGCGGCAAAGTTTAAGCCGGAATACCTCATTAAAGCCCCATGCGCTTGAGCATTTCTGCGGTAATTCGTCCGTAGTAAGGCTTCATCTGCAATGCGCGAACGTCAGTTTGGCGGGGCGTTCTTGGGTCAGGGATATTGCGAGCCTTCACTACCGGGTCTAGCAACTCGTACACGCGTACATCTTCCTTGATGCGGCCTACGCCCTCGCCCGGTACGCCGTAAGGGTAAGCGGGGTGGCCTGACTGTGCGATAAGCGGCTCGTCCGTAAAAATGCGTCCGACGTTCTGGATACCCGTATCGGGGGCGGTGTACTGGCGCGGATCGGTGACGGCTAACCGCGCTTCGCCAATGCCAAGGCCGCCACGCTCTCGGAAATTAACGTCTAGCTTTTGCTTGATCGTTTTCCGTACCGAGTCTTTTGCCTTGCGGAATTGTTCCACGCTTTCCGGGGTACCTACCCCTGACCAACCGGGAATTAATTTCTTAATTTCGGCGTTTAGTTCCTTTTTGGCGGTTTTGCCAAGCGCGGCGTCAGCGTAGCTCAACATGGTTTCGCCGGTCATGCTGGCAAAGTCGCCCGCCGAGGGTGCCATTCGCCACGGGATGTATAACGGATCTTCGCCTGTGATGATTTTGACTTCTTCAGCCAGTTTTTTAATTTGTTTTGTCGGGCCTTTGCCAGACGCCCAGACCATGCCGGGATTTTCAAACATGAAATCCTGACCGCCTTGCAAGTTTACTGGCTGGTTAAAGGTAACGTCGTTGATGCCGCGCAAAACGCCGCCAGCAGCGGTGCGGTCGCTCATACTGGTGATGAATGGGCGACCTTCTAGCTCGGTAATGGATATTTCTGGCGCGTTCACCATGCCGCGTGACTCCACGACAGGCGTCAGAGCTTTTAATCGCTCTTGCTCTTTCACCCGAGGATCAAAACGCGGGTCAAATTCCGCAATTTTGCTCATGGTCGGGTCGTAACGCTTCAACAGGCCAGCCAAGCGTCCACCGGGAACCGCACCCATGCTTGCCATCGCCATGCCAGCGGGGTCGTCAGCGCGTCTAGCGCGTTCTACGTCACGGGCGGCAAGTGCCTGCCCTACGCCCGGAATGAAACTGGCTCCCGTCTCTACGGCAATGTCAGCCAAGTCTTGCTCTTGAGGGTCAAGCGAGGTGGCCCGCTGAAAGCGCCCGCGTAAGTCTGCTTTGTCTTGCAGGTAACGCAGCGCAGCAGCCACGTTTTCGCGGCGCATCGCCATTTATTTAAAACGCTCCAGCTTGTACGAAAGGGAGGCAATTTCGCCCACGATCTCGTCAATGATGTTCTGCAAATCGGTGTTTTTCGGCAGGTCGGTGCGGATGCCCTTCACGAACGTCAGCAGGCTGTCGGCGTACGCAGCAGCGTCTTTCTGCACCTTAAACCCGTCTGGGTAATCATCTAGCGGGATGATCCCGTAGTGACCCTGATACGCCTCGGCGTACTTATCGGCCAAGTCTACGATGTTCTCGTAGTAATGCCCGAGGGCTTTGTGGGCGGCGTAACTGGCGGTGTTGAGGTGCAAATAATGAGCCGCTGTGCTGCTATGGAGCAGTACACCAACGAATTCTGCGGCGTCTTTATGCGACATAGAGCCTCCCTCGGGCATGGTAGTTTGGTGCTATTGGCTAGTCAACTAGATGACAGTATGCGGCAAAATCAACGCTAAATTTGCCTCATCTGGGATGCCGTGCTTTTCCAACAAGTCTTTTTCAGCCGGGTACACCAGCACCGCGCCTTGGTAGGTGAAAAGCTGTGCGTTCGCCACGCCTTTTTCAACCCCCTCAAAGTCATCTAGCGCCACAACCGTGTTGGCGTGGGCTAACTCACCAATTAGCCGAGCATCCCGTGGCGGCAACCTGCCGTCTAGGAATATGAAGTCAGCGCGTATTTTCTGCTTCATCATTTCTTCAAACATCTCACCGCTTGTTTTCATCGGGTACTGGTTGACCTTAAACGGCAGCTTGATGTCGTTGCTGCTATCGCAGGTATGCACCTCGGCTCCCGAGGCAACAAGGGCGAGAGTGGATTTGCCGATATAAGTGCCAACTTCCGCTACTACTTTTGGTTTGAACATCTGTGCGACCGAGTACAAACACCAGAAGTTTGCGAGGTTAATGCTGCCGGTCGGTGCCTGCGCGGTCGGGATCAGGGCGTTCAGCATATTCAGCTGTTCTACCCACGGGATTTTGGCGTGGCTCGTCGTGTGGTCAAAAATAGTTTCCCAAATTACGCGGCTTAAACGTTTCCGATTCATTTTTAACATGGTATTTTCTCCTTATGTCAACCTTCGTGTTCTTCCACGTTGGCCCTGATTTAACGATGCCAACCGCTATGGTGGCATCCATCAGGCATCACAACCCGGGTGCTGAAATCATCCAAGTGACCGATAACGTCACGCCCACCGTATCCGGTGTGACATGGGCGCATCCCACCTCGGGTGACCCCGAGTTTCTGATGCTCTGGCGCACCCAAGCCTTTGCGGCGTTGCAGCTGGCCCAACCCGCCCTGTACATGGACACCGATATGCTGGTGCGGCGGCCTGTCCATCCAGAAATGCTGTTGGGCGATGCGGTTATTGCCGTGACCCGTCGCACGTTCATGCGTGAGGCGATCTTTAACGTCCACCAGCGCGGTCAGGACTACTCCGAACACGCCAATAAGACGCTGGATCAGGTCTATCCGTACATCGGCTGCGGAACCATCACCCCTGATGGGGCGGCGTGGGCCAAGCTCGCGGAAATGTACGAGGCGCTCCCACCCAAATACAAAGCGTGGTACGGCGATCAGGAAGTGCTGCGCGATTACGTTAATTCCCTGCCGCCCTTTGTGGTGCAACATCTGCCAGAACATCAATACGCCTGTTTGCCAGAGCATTTTGGTGCGTTCTCGCCAGTTATTGCTCATTACAAAGGCAACCGTAAGGCGCAGATGTTCATCGACGCTGCTCGGGCTTAATCGCATCGTCGTATAAGGCCCACAGGTCGCGTATTGCGGCTTCTGGGTCACGGGCAACGTAATACTCGCCCCTGCCGTCAAACACGCGCTTAAAGGCTTCCTGCGCTTCACGCAACTTGCCCTTGGGCATCTTGATTTCCACCCAGCACACCCATGAAGTGCCGTTGGGTAGGTCACGCAGCACTAGTTTGTCGGGAATGCCTTGCCCTGCATTGCCGTAATCCACGACCGTAAACCCGGCTTTGCGGAGTGCCTCGGTGATGATGGCGTCGTTCGCGTCACGGCGGGCGGCGTGTCTCATCGCTTCTTTAACACCCACATTTGTGGGTAGTAATACATTTCGCTAAACGTCCCAACCTTGCCATCAACCATGCGTGAAAGCTGGTCAAACAGCGTCAACATCAGGTTACGGTCGTTAGGCTTTTTCGTGTCAAAGTGTTGATTAAACTTGGCGGCATATTCGGGGCTATAGGTACAACCTAAATCTTCAATAACGTAATACCCGCCCGGGCGCACCCAGTTCTGGCAATGCACCAACGTGTCTACAATGTCCTCGGTTATGTGGCTGCCGTCATCCACAAAAAGGTCGTAGTACCGTTGCTCCAACTTACGAACGTCAGAAATGGTGATTTTGACGTTTGGCAGGTCTTTGCAGAGGTTGGCGCAATCAGGCCGTATGTCAAAACCTTCAATTTGGCTCTGCGGTAGGTAATTCGCCCACATACGCAACGAGGCACCACACGCCACCCCAATCTCGCCCACCCGCAACCGAGCGGTTTTGCGGTTTGGCGTCAGGTCGGCAATCAGCTTTTCGTAGACCGGCGTATATAGGTGCTTAATGTTGCCTTTGTCGCTGCCGTACAAGTCGGCAAGGCCGGTAAGCGATAACTCTGTAAGGTCAACTTCACCCGTTTGCGGCGTGTATTCCTCCGGTTTGACCGTATCAAGGTAACGGCGAACGCCGCCTCGTTCCTTGCTTCGTTGATCGCTCTGCCCAACCATATTTGCCACCATATTTGGTTACCTTTGTATTTGTTTAACGGGGGAATTCGCACGTTTTAACTTCTCCACAGCCTTCTCGCCCCAAAGCTGACGTATCAGG